ACCCCAAGCCACTGGTGCCGGCAATTCGCGAACGTTTGGAAACGCGCGGATACCGAGATAGGACCCAGACGTACTTACGTCATTGGTGTGCTATCACAGACTAGGGGGTGTGGAACTCCACCGCCCCTAGTCATTCTTCAGAGTAAGGTCAAATTTCTCAAGACCATATCTCTGAAGCGACCCGAGGAACCGCGCACTGCGCGTTTGATTCGTCGGGCTGCACTGGAGGAAGTTCTAAATGAACTTGACGACAGTGCCTTCACTGGATTGTCGACAAAGTCGAGGATCACAGTGAGTACGTCCTCTTCCTGGGAAAAGACCAGGAGAGAGGGCGGTACGATAGAGGCAGCCAGAGAACTACTGGCTACTCTACCGATCGGTGAGGGGGTTCCCGTAAGGGACCTCCATACCGGGCGAATCGAGTCTTACAAGAGTAAGGAATACTTCGATTCGACTGGGGAAGTGGTTTTCTGGCTAGCGCTAGACCACGTTCTCCGAACACCACCGGAGGAGCTAAAATATGCTTTCCTCACGATGGTGAAAGAGCCTGGTAAGGCAAGGACCGTTACCAAGGCTCGTGCTTGTTTAAAGATCGTACTCGATCTTGTAAACAAGCTCGTTTCGGGCCCTTTAGAAAAGGGAATCCGAAGCAGTACATCCGGGATGGGCAAGGCCAATCACGGATGGAATCTCTTCTGTCGACTCATGTCTGACGAGGTAAGAGATATGGTCTTCTCCCTGGACTCCAGGGAAGAAGATACCTATGAAGGTTACGTCGAGAGGACGGACACCTTCAAAGCGTTGTTCATGTCCTCAACGGACTATGAATCAGCGACAGATCAGATGCGCCATGAAATGGGCTCTGACCTTGGGCAAGCTTGGATGCTAAAATGCGGCATCCCGCCTGTCCTCCGAGGAATAGTGCAAAAGACGTGCTACCAACCTCGGCAAGTGTTCTTCAACGCCACTGGCGTTCTGAACAACTTTGGCACACCGCGGCCCGATATGGGTACTAACATACGCAGTGTGACAATGGTAACAGGGATCCTGATGGGAGACCCTCTTACCAAAGTCGCGTTACACCTCACGAATGTGGTGACGCGACGCATAGGAGCACGTCTATTTGACGCAGACTTCTATGACAAGTTCTCGAACGGATCACAATCCGCCGAGAGCTTTCGTGAGGGCTTCGCACGACGTGCGAACACCCCCACTATTGGTGGCAAGCCTGAGTAATCAGGCCCCACCGGCAACATAACGCCCCCCTCGGGGGAGCAATTACG